CAAAGACCCGTTGCACCTCAGCGACAACTTCTGCCCATAACGCTTCACCCATCAGTGTTGAGCTGATCGTGCCCCAACCCAGTGCGTAGTTGCCGCCGTTCAGCTTGTATAGAACTTGCTGCTCGCTGCCACCAGGCAGCATGGTGACACGGTTAACTGTGCCATCAGTCTTCTTTAGATAGATATGACCATCAGCCGCTTGGACCGCGAGTTCGCCTAAATCCAAATCAGCGGGCGCCGGAGGCTCACCAGCCGCAATGGAGTGCTTGTGAATAATTATGTCCGTCATGTCAAGGAAGCCCCTCTAGCAAGTCTATAGCGCCCACGGTGACAAAAGAAGCTGAGCCCTTAATAAGGTCAGCTACGACAGTGCTAACCGCCGTTGCTGTTATCAATATTGTTGCTCTGTAAAACAGATCACCCGGTTCAAGCGTTTTATCCTCATACATGCCACGTTCATCCTCGCCTGGAATTAGCCAAAACTCTGCTTCTGCTTCAGATTGGTCTTGAGACTGCAATAGCAATCGCATTAAGTTACTCGTGCCCGTTCGCGCCATTAACTGATACTTGATAGGCGCTGGCTCCGTGCCTGCGATCACCGCATTGTTGTAGGAACCTGTTGTATTTGGGGTATTGTCTGTTAATTTTGCATCTTGATAGGTTGTGTTACTTGGCAAGTTAGTCCAAAGCACAGCGTTGTTGTATGAAGGAACCGTAGTAATTGCCGCATTTTTAGGATCATAAAATTCGCGCTGAACGATAAAATCGAACTCACCCTGTCCACTGATTTTTCCTTTTACACCGTTGAAAAATTCTTCGCCAAGATTGGTGGTTTCCAAGACATCTGCATTTGTGTTCAAATTCCACGACACAAGCCCGCACTCCAGCCTCCAGTCATTTACCAAGCGAAGTTCGATAGCGTCACTGGGGTTGATGCTGCTTAGGTTTTCTCGCTGGGATTTGACATTGCCAAGCGCTGATGCTCTGTCACGATAGAAAGCGATCACATTATTTTGATCGACACCGATATATAGCTGATTTCGATATGGACTTGCCCCCAGCGAGGCATCGTAGGGAATTGAGTAATCCACTAATTCAAGATTAGATCGCCATTCAGCTGGAATAGTCGAAATATAAGCAGGCACGAGCATACCGTCGCCGGCAGAAGCGTTTGGCCAGTTGGTAGTTGATGCTATTTCGACTAAATCACCGTTTCTGTATCCTTTTTGTGTTAAGCTATATGTATTCTGTGCTTGGTTTATGGAGCTATAAAGAATTAGCTCAGGCGATGGCGGCGTGCGTCTCAATACGATTCGACCGCCGTTGCCAAGGACTGCCATTACGCCGACCTCAACTCAGCGATTAGCGTTACTCTAACGCTAGAGCGACCTGGAAACACGCTTTCGATGCTGGGAGGATCTTCAGCGAAGAACCACTTCAAGCCTGCGCCTGTTGCGCTGCCATCAAGCCATATGGCAAGCGTTGATGATGCACCGGCAAACAGCGTGCTCGGCAACGTCAGATCAGTGGTTGCACCTTTGGCATCGTTGTATGCCTGTGTGATCAATGCAGCATTGGCGTCCGTGATGTTGTTAAAGCTGAGGCTGAGTTGCGCTTGTGACGGACGACTGCCCCATAGCCGGCGTGTCGTGACACCAGACTGGCTGGTGATGCCACTGGTCGGCCAGCGTGGTGCCGTGAAGCTACGGCTTGTGGGCTCGATGCTCGGGAACGTAACGGCCATTACTCAATCACCCAGTTGGCGGCAGTGTCGAAGCCGTCAGCTAGCTCCAGTACACCTGAAGCGTTGGTTGGCATATGGACTGCCTCAATACTAAAGCCGCCTTCCTGTACTGGACTGATTCTTTCAATTTGATAGGTGCGCGAGTAAGTCTGAGAATTGATAAGCGTAAAAATAATCCCAGTTGGCGACGCTGTAGCACCACTATTTGATACGGTTAGTGTTGTTGTAGCAGGTGTTGAGGAGGTTTGCCCATCCCAAGAAAAAACGCTATAAGTGCCATCAGCAAAGGGTTGTGTGCTGACAAGTGAACCGTCACTTAAGACAACACCATTGCGCAGCTCATCGTAGAAGTTAACGTCAACGGCAACACGTATGTAGTCACCAGGTGCAATTGATGCAGCAACTCCTTCGTGAGTTGTTTCAAACTTAACGGCGTGCTCGGGGATGCGACGCATTCTAACAATAAACTTTGCCACATCAATTGCATGTTGTCTGCTGGTCACATAATCTGATAGGTCTACAGATTCAATCGGCGCAGTATCGGAACCATTCGGATTATTCTCGCGTACCAAAACTTCCTTTTCAACGGAAAACAAGCCAGGGTTTGTCAGGTTTGATGACAAGCGCTCTTCGCGGTAACGCACACTAACTTGGATGGGCCGTCGATCCTCGGGTTCCATAAACTCCATTGCAAAAGTGCCCTCCTTGATGTTCCCAGCGGTAAAGATTCCCTTGATCGTGATTGCCAACGGAGAGGCCACGGAGCCCGGCCACGCAGGGCGCAGCCAGAAGCGCCCGCCTGCCTCGCCAAAGATCAACAGGTGTGCTGCAGCAACGTCTGCTGCCCACTGCCTCAAGTTCGTTTTGGAGGTTACGGCGCCATCAAAGAAATACTTGTTTGCGGAACACCATGCCGCAGCCTCTGAAAAACTTGTGGAGTCAATCTGGTCAGATGAAATCTGATCGCCTTTGCCGTATCTGCTATTTGTCAGCAAATCGGTAAGCACGTCTGGGAAAAGATTGCTGGGCGTCAACCCATTTGTTAGGTATGCAGAAATCTGGCCGAACTGCTGCCATTCAACGCCAGCACGCATATTCAGGCCGAGAATTGCAAGATTGTCGTACTGCGGCAATGGAGGGGGGTTGTCGATGTACTCATTGATATAGACGATCTCATGTTCAGGCCCACTATCAGCGCTGGACTTAATCTCCTCGTAAACAAAGCTCTCAGCAACCTTGCCATATTCATCCGCGTAGGAGGTACCATCGCTATATCCGACACCAACTTCAGCCAAGCCACCCCTCTGTGCTGAGACAAGCCTGAACTTCACTGGCCCCTCTGTGGCCCTGTTGGCTGCAGCGATGAACTGCGACCCGTAGAAGCTCACAGTCACGTCACCCGTGGTCAGCGTTCTCGTACTCTTCACAGACGAGTCGATCAGCTCTAGGTCGCCGCCGGCATAGCCGGATCGGATCTCCCAGCCGCTGAGGGGCTCAAGTTGGAACTCCCATCGCTTTGCCGATGGCATCACGATCTGGATGCTGTTGAAGATTGACTGCTGCGTAATCCCTCGAATTCCAAAACACTGCGGAAGCTCGGTATAAGTATCTGTTTTGCCAGCTTCTCTGTAGCGCAGCTTGAAGAAACTGAAGCGCTCCTCAGAGCTGCTCATTTGGCCGCTGCTGTAAATATCAACAACAAGCGAGTCGCCCGGCCTTAGCTTGTCACCCTGCTTATCAAGACACGCCTTGCCATCAATTTCGGCATAAGTCAATGCGTCCTTAAAATTACAAAGCCCGTTGATACGGATGCCAAGGGCACTCCTGATTCCAATCGAAACAATTCTGCACTCACGCAGTGTCGCAAAGCTGGCAATAGCAATTCTGAAAATATGCGGGAAATTGGTTGCCGTATAAAATGGTGGACTACTTTTTGCGTCCTTCTCAATATCGGCCTGGGAGATCGTCTGCGATGTGCCGGATCTCGTTACAGCAAAAGTCGCAGTAATGCTATTGCCTTGGCTTGGGCTAACAGGTTCAAAGTCAGCATCAGAGCTGAAGAAGTCCGTATCGGGAGTGCGAGCCGTGCAAATTGCAAGCGCTGTTCCAATCTTATAGAGCTGGCCAACCTGCAGGGCATCGTCATAAGACTTCTGCCGACCAGCGATTGCAGCAGCAGCGTCACCACACTTCTCTTCGTGATCCGAGTTACTTGAGAAGTCAGCGCTTTTTGTAACGCTAACGGGGCTGAAGCTGTACGTTCTTGTTGTTACAGGTGGCGAGCCAGATGTAGTTTCTGTAATGACTGCAGTAACATTATGATTAAACGGAAGTTGTTTCCCGGAGTTGCTTTCGTACCAGATATAATACTCAGTAACATAGGTACCTGGCGAGACTGAATCAAGACTTGATTCTGCAAGCGACGTATCGAAGGTCCATGTGCCCGAAACCGTATTGCCAGACGCAGTAATGTTACTTGACGAAAGAAAACTGTCTACAGTTGAGTCCGCAATTCCAGGAAAAGGATTTCCAGCAACTCTCTGCCTGCCAACCCATGTGTAAGCAGAGGCGCTAGCTCTAAAGCTTGTTAGAGCGTCTGTTGTCTTGGACAGCA